CAGGATCAAGCCGAAAAGCGGCTTCGATCGTGCTTGCGTATTCCATTTCACTTGTCGACTTCGGACCGCTTCAGCGCGTCGGCTCGCCATTGCCTAAGCCCGTCGACATTGGTCGCACAATCGTTGCGCTGCCGCCGCGTGCGGTTCAATTCGTCCGCTAGATCGCCGTTGGTCGGTACATCGCGGTCGGACGTGTCGCACGGCGCCACAAGGGCCGCGTCGGGCAAATCAGCGGGGCGGCTGGCGTACTTCACCGGGGGCGGCAAGCGCGGCCCGCACGCTGCCAGGAACGGGAGTATCAGCCCAACTGCGAACTTGCGGATCATTGCGCGCTTCCCTCAATAGGACCGTGCGCCGATCGAATAACGCCCGGTTGGTTTCTAGCTTGTTTGCGACCGCTTCGGCGATTGCGTCGTTGTCAACACGTTGCGCACGAACGGCGTCCACCGTCTTTTGCGCTTCCTTGTTCGCGTCAATTGCGCTTTGAAGTTCGACGGCCAATGCGTGCTTATCGCCGTTCGCCTTGGCCATGTCGCCGCGATACCAAAGGACAAGCGCGATCAAAGCGGCGATTACGACGTAAGGGCCGAACTTCAGCGCAAGCTTTACATATGCCATTTTATCAACCCTTCGGCCATGCCGCCGACGATAGCAACGCCGATGCCAATTACCGCGAAAAGGCAACGGTAAATCGTGTTAAGGTCGACCATACAAAACCCCTAGCCCATTGCGGCATACATTCGCTTCGCGAGCGCGCCGCGCGCTTAATCCCTTGCTAACTACGCCGCCCGCGCGATTGTACCAAGTGACCGCTTCGCAGCCCTGGGGATAAGCCCCGGCGTTGAAGCGAGCGCGAGCGGTCGACTTGCAATAGGTCGGAACGCCGACGTTGTACGCGAGCGATACGGCAGCGAAGCGCGGCCCCTGCCGCATGGTTTCGCTTGTCAAGTTCGAAGATAGCGCCAGCCCCGGCGAACACGCCATGACGCCGCGCGCGGTTTCGGTCAACTCGGCTTCAAGCATCGATACGCATTGCGCTTCGGTAAACCGATCGCCGACCTTGATCGGCTTACCTTGATATCGCGTCAAACCATCGCAAGCCGTTGCGACATTCACAACGTCAAGGTACGCGCGAAGGTATTGCTTGCCGCTTAAATGGGTTAGCTGAAGGTGCCCGTCGGTTGTGACTTCGGCGCGAACGCTGCGACCGCTTTCGTTTGCCGGAATGGCCATGCCAAGCGCGAGCGCAACGGCGGTTCCGACGATCCCGACAAGCGTTGCTTTGCCCGACGGCGGAAGTTCAGGCCGTTGCATTGCCGCCCGCTTTCGCAGCCTTGCGCGCCTTGTATTCGCCCGACCATTTCCAAAGAAGATAGGCCGTTTGAAGAAGTACGTACGCAATCGAAACGTATATTAAAACGTCGTTCATTGTCCAAGCTGCCGCCGCAACGACGGGAGTTCCGAACGCCGCTTCTCTTGCGAAATCGGTTGAAAAAGTCGAACCCGAACTATCCATAACGCGCCCCGCCGCCCTGTTTGGCAAGGTATGTCAAAACGGCAGGCAAAAAGAAACCCCCAACGGTTAAAACCGCCGGGGGTTCCCTATTTTTTCGGCGAGCCGTTGGTTAGGCGGCAGCGGCTTCGTCGGCAGCGCGATAGATCACGGCGCCGTTCGCGGGAGCGGTGAATTCGCCGTACACCTTGCCAGCTTCGACCGACTGGACGCCGAACTTCTTCGGCTTGCTGCGCTTCGTCGCGCTGGAAACGGTCGAAGCGAGCGACTTCGCCGGGTTCGGCTTGGCTTCGGTCGCCGGAACGAAGATAAAGCCGCCGACGGCAAGGCTGTCGAAGTCGTACAGACTGCGACCGCGACCGCCGCGCGACTGCGACGGAACGAAGCCCGATCCGGTAACGAAGGTCGACGGCATGGCGACGGGGGCGGCAGCATGGGCGGCAGTATCGGTCGAAGCGGTGTTTTCGTTGTTCACGGTAATCCCCTTGTCGGTTGCACGAACCGCGACCTTTTCACCGTCGCGAATTTCGGCATTGGTTTCGACAAGTCCCTCCCTCGCCAGCCCGGCAATCTCGGCTTCCGTAAGCATTGCATACGGGGTCGCTTCAATCTGCATGGCGGCGACGATCGACGCGAGAAGCGTCAAATTTGCCTTCGAAATTTTTGCCATTTGACTTTCCTTCGTTTGCTGTTGTGGGCAACCGTGCCCGGTTAAGCCGAAACCGACATAAGCGACGGTTACGGCGAATGTCAATCGTCTTTTTTATCCACAGCTAAAGTTTCCAAGCCTTCGCGAGCGATGCGACGGGTTACGCTGATTGCAGCTTGCATCTTCAACGTTCCGTCCACCGCATCTTCGGCGCCTGCCGCTTCAAGCCATGTAATCAGCTTTTCAATCCAACCTTCGGCATTGCTTAGGGTGTGGTACATGACAAGCGAAGCGTTCCGAAGGTTGCGGTATCGGGGATCGGCCCCGTCGCCTGCCGCCTGGACAATCGAGCCGTCGGGCAGGAATGCCCACAAATTGCCGTCGTGCATGACGGCGCCGATCGTGCGCTTTAGGTCGTCGTCTTCGATCATTTGCCCGGTTTCCTTTACAAATGCTTACCGCATTCGGCGACGACGATCAATCGGCTTGTTTCATGTACCGACGCCGAACGCCCCCGTCGGGCGCGCGAGCGGTGCAAGGCGGCGCCTGGGGCGGCTTGGGGGCCTGTTCGGGCGCGCTGACCCCCTTGGACGCCCTGCGCAGCCGCAAGGCGTCCATAATGCGCCGAAGCTTACCCATTGCCGGGTTCATCGCCGTACACGCCCGACGGAAGCCGAAGCATGGGGTCGCGATAGCCCGCGCGTTCCGCGTCGCACATATCGGCCATATCGGACGTACGCGGTTCGACAATGCCGGGCAGCGTCGCGCTTTCCAAGATCGCGCGTTCGGCCTGAAGGTCGCGGTTGCTATCCGCCTGGGCATTGAAGCCGAAGGCGAAGCCGCGCCCGTGAAGCTTGGCGATGTTCGCGCGCTCGCATTCTTCGTCGGTAACGTTCGCCCAACGAAGCACGCGGTTGATATACCAACGAAGATCGCCCGCTTCTTCAACGGCGTTGACGCGATCGGGCGGCGTGCCTTCGATCATCGCAATAAGGATTTCGACGGCTTCGCCCGCTTCGGTCGCAATGCCGACGATCCCATGGACAAGATCAACGTCGGCGTCGGGAATGAAGTCCAAAAGGCTCGCCGCATTCGACGGCTGAAGCAATCCAACGTCTTCAGGCAGCTTGCCGCGAAAGAGAAGCTTCTTATAAAGGTTCAGGATTTGCGCGGTTACGGCGAAAACCCGAAGCTGCGCAAGGAAGTCCGCGCGATTGACCTTGTGCGCGCCCCATTCGATCGAACACGTTTTATCGGCTTCGCCCTGATAGTCGAAGCCTTCGGCGGTAATTCTGTTCATGCTGTTTTGCCCCTGCCCTATGCAAAAAGAGGAACGCGACGTTTGCCGCGCTCCCCTTGGGCAGTCAAGCCTTGCGATCGTGCAAGCTGTCGATTTCCGCAAAAGCGTCGACCGGCGAAGCGACGTAAACCCATTCATCCCGACCATGGACCGAATACGCCCAACGCCCATTAAACCGAACGACTTCGAAGCCCTTGTATGCAACCGACGTTTGCCCGATTCCCATTTCGGGCCAAGCTTCGCAGTTAAATCCGTCATGCGCGCCCCATTGGTAAATAAGACGATCGCACTTATCGCAACGGCGTTCTTCGCTCATTGTTTCAACTCCACTTCTTCAACGTCAATTGACCAAACAGAATGCGGGCCGGGTTTAGATTTTCGAGCCTTCATTAAAGCTTCGGCGCTTTCGTTGGCTTTCGCTTCTGTTGTCCAAGCTTCTAACACGACGTTGCTTTCCCAATCGTTTTCGACGACAAGGTAAATTGTCGACATTTCAATTCCCCTTCAAGCGTTCGGCGATCGCAGCGCGAAGTTTGTCGACCAATGCAACGCGGCTCGCGTCCGCCCAAAAATTCGCAGAGTGGCGACCGTCCAATACGTCGGCAATGTAAGCGAGTTCGCCGAGTTCAAGGGAAATGCTCTTTTTCATGTTTTCGTCCTTCCTTCGTTTCAATGTTCAACGAATACGACGATTACGAACGTTCGTCAAGCACAAAAAGAAGGACGCCCGAAAGCGCCCTTCAAAGTTTGACGATCCCTTGCGCGTTATGCCCGCGCTTGGCTGCCCCAAGCCGAAGGCGTCTTACGCGGTCGACCGCGCCCGCGCTTCACGGGTTCGGGGATACGCCAGCCGGAACCGATCGCAGGCTTGCGGTTCGCAGGTTGTTCGCTTGCCTCGCCGTGGTACGGTTCAGGCTTCGGCGACTTGCCGACGGCTTCAAGGAAGCCGCGCATTCCCGCGTCAAAGTTCTGCCGCGCTTGCCTCCAACGTTCGGCTTCGGCGTCGCGCCAATGCGACCGGCATTCCGTTTCGCGATCGATGAACGCCGCGATCATTGCGGTATGCATACACGCGGCAACGTCAATTGAGTTTTCAGGCGTGCGATAGGGCCGTGCGAACCATTCGCGGATATGGCTTTCGAGTGTTTCGCAATCGGCGCTTTCAAACGCCCGAAGAAACGCTTCGCTGCTGTCCATCATTCCCATTTGCCCGGTATCCTTTCGGGTTGCGAATCATCCCCCGTCGTCACTTGAAGCTTTGGCGAGCAAATTGGTTCCTGTCAAGTTTTCCACAGATTTAACGCTAACGAGGCGTTGACTTAGGGCACGGCGGACGTTCCTCGCCCCGATCCCAACGCATGAAGCATCCCCGGCAAACATATTCGTCGCCTTCGGCAATCTGCCCACATTGGGCGTAATGCGGGAAGCCCTGGGCTGGTTTGCTGCGCTTGTTCGATCGGTACATTCGCCGTCCCCCTATGCGACGAAGGCGAGCCTAAGCCCGCCTTCGCATTGGTTCAACTGTCGCGGCTGCCGCGTACCTGAAGGACGCCGCGTCGAAGTATCCCGTCGGGCGTTGCCGCGTCGGCTTCCTCGCGCGTGTCGAAGCGATGCGCGAGGGCGATCTTCGAAGTCGTTGCCCATTCGCCCGGTTCAACTTCGGCGGCAAGGTACTGGATCGAACCTTGCCAGCCGTCGCGATACCATGCGACGTATTGCGGCGGGTTCGGCGGCGTCGGCGCCCCGTGGATCAATTCGCGAAGCGTCATTGTTCGCGCCCTTCCTTCAGACCGTATTTTGCGTAAACTTTGCGAAGCGATTCGTTTTCCTTTTCGAAAAGCAATTCGTCAAGCTTTTTGCGTTCTTCGTCGCGCTTTTGCCGCCTTATCTTATGTTCGCGCTCATGCCTTTCGCACATTGCTTGTTCAATGCGAACATGTTTATTAATAAGTTTTCGGCTAAGCTTCAAAGTAAGTTCCGCATGTGATTGCCTAGCGGCAGCGTATTCGGGAGTTTTTTGGACCATCGCCCATTCTTCGTCAGTCATTTGCCCGGTTCCCTTCGTTAATGTTGTTCGTCGAATACGTCGTATCCGAACCCCTGTCAAGCGCAAAAAGAAACCCCGCCGGGCCGAAGCCAAGCGGGGCGAGAAGTTTGGGAGAGGATGCCTGAAAGGCGCCTAGCTTGTGGCACGCTTCGCAGCCTGGGGCAAGGCAATTTCGCCTTCGACCATGCGGCAAACGTCAAGCCCGGTTTCTGTCAATCGAATGCATACGCCTTCCCGGCGAGCAAAGCCGCGACGTTCAGCTTCGACGGCGTATCCGCGATCGATTAAAGCGCGTGCGGTTACGGCTCGCACAATTACGCCGTATTCGGCGGTTTGATGTTGTCGTACGTAAAACAGTGCGCTGCGCTGTTGCGGCGGGAATTTCTGAAGGTTCATGCGGCCCCCGCTTCGCGAATATACTGTTCGATTGTTCTAGCTGCCTCGCGCCAATCGAAGACGACGCCAACGGCGTATCCGGCTTGCCGAAGGTAAGCAATCCAATCATCCTGTTCGGCGCTGGTCGTGCCTTTGCGTTGCGTTCCGGTCTTGGGCCGCTTCATTTCGACGTACAGCCCACAATAGCGAGTGTGACCGCCGATCGTCGACGGGCAGGGCAGCGGAAGGAACACGTCGGGCACGCCTTGCTTGACGCCTTCGGCCTTCAGCTTGCCAGCCGTGATCTTGTCGCGATAGCCCCCGTTCGGGATTGCGTGAAGACGGGCCAAGATAACAACGCGAGGGATTGCCCAACCCGGTCGCCCGTATGTCGTTTCAGCGTGTTTCGCAACCGTGTACGACAAGTCATCCCAAGCGGCAGCGAAGCCGAAGCGTTGTGCCATATTCGCCCAAGCGAAAAGCGCGCGTTGCTGCGAATGTTCGGTTCCGCTTTTGGCGAGTGTGTCGGGCGTCATCCGTGCTTAACCTTTGCTTCGCGCAAAGCCTCGCAAAAGCGCATCCATCGCCCATGCGAAGCGTTCACGACAATCGTTCCATCTTTTTCGTGTTCGCCTCGCATTAGCAAATCTTGGCGAAGTTCTTCGGCGGCTTTGATAAGCGCCCGCATTTCCGGCGTTGTCATACGTCGTCGCTCCTTTGCATAATGCCGAAGCCGAGTACGACGAAGCCGATCGGTACGCCCTGGGGGAAGTCTTCATGCCGAAGGACGTATGACACTTGGCGGCAAGTTTCTTCGCCCGTGTACCCGAATTCAGGCGTCCATTCGCGCAATATCAGCACGTCGCCCGGCGAGAATTTCCGATCATTGCGGCGGACTTCGAACGGTCGCGAACCGTTAACCAATGCTTCCCAAAACTGCGGTTGCGTCTTCAAGTCGTGCTTAACCATTGCCCGGTTTCCTTCATGGCTCAAAGGACGATCCGACGTGCCACATTTTACAGAAAACGCAACGGTAAACTTTCAGGTGCCCGCGATTATTTCGCTTGTGCTTCTTATGCGGCTTGCGTTGGGCGAGTACGACGCGATTATACGCTTCGCCTGGGCTTACGTATCGGGTTTTTCCCGTACATCCGGCGTCTTCGTACATGGCGATTGCCCCCGCTGCCCGTGGGCATCATGCGGGAAGCGTTGGCCCGGCGCAAGGTCACGTTCGCGACTGTTCAGGATAACCGCAAGCAAGCCCGCCTCGCGTTCCGATCGCACGTCGGCAAGGTGCAAACCGTCAAGCAAAAGCTGTTTGCCGTTCGTCGTATAGCGAAGCGTTGTCACGGCCAATATATCTTGGATTGTTCGAACCAACTGCCGACATGCGAAAGCGAACTATCGATATCGTTCAACAGGTCGTTGTGTTTCGCAGCAATCGCGAGCGTCATAACCTGAACGCGGTTTTCAGGCGGGAGCGCGTCGAAGGTCGTACCCTCGCCGCCGATCAACGCCGCAACCTTGTCCAGTTCGCCCTTAGTCGGCAGCATCATGACGCGGCGCCCCCAGGATCATAAGCCGAACGCCATCCAATACCAAAGCGGCAACAAGCATAATCAAGCCCGCTGTCGAATAGCCGAAAAGGATCGCGGCAATACCGCCGATCGCAAGCCCCTGTTGAATGATCCAACTCGCAAGCCAAGGTTTCACAATGCGCGCCCCCATTTGTCGCGTTGCGGTTTCGGCGGATCGCATTCGCAAAGCAAATGGCCGCAATTGTTGCAATAACCCTTCTTATTCCGCCAAGGATCGGGCCTAGGCTTCGGCGCTTCCATCGGACCGCAAATCGTCCAATCTGCCGCAAGGTCGGCGTCGGTTGGCGTCCAGCCGGACGACGAATGCGGAAAGTTGATGCGCAGCCCGGCGAAGTTGTACGAAATGTACGAACCTTCGGCCATGCCGTCGTGGCGTATCCAGGCGCCTTGTACGGCTTCGGATCGGGCTTCGGCGAAGTTCACGCGGGCACCTTTGCCGCTTCTTCGGTCGCGTGCTTAATATACGCTTCGATATCGCGACGTTGATCGCGGTTCAAGATTGATATTGCGTCGCGATGAACCTTTATCTTTTTATCGTATTCGGCTTCAAGTTCGCGAACATGCGCGCGGCAAGCTTCGGCTTGCTCTTGCGTCGCAAAAAGTCCGCATAGGTCCGACGATATGCCGTGCGTTACTTCGTTGTAATCGCAGCGTCGACCGTGCCAGCGGCCCGACGGTTTGTACGTCGTGACTGCGATTACCGGCGAATACAAAGCCCGACGAAGGGCGTAAAATAGTGCCTTTTTCATTTGCCCGGTTCCTTTGCGCGTTAGTTGATTGATCCGCCTTCATGTACGGGGCAAAAGCCTTTGCTTTCGCCGCACGTACAACGCGGCGTCAAATGCGCTTCAAGCTTCGAAGCCATTTCATCATGCACGGCGTTACGAATGGAGGTTTCGTCCTGCGCCAACACCGACGCGGCAAGCGTCTTCAGGTCGTCGACCATTGGTGCCAGGGCGTCCGCCACGGCGTCAACGAAGCTGTCGATCGCACGCGGCGAGAGAGGGAGCCCACATTGCTGGATCGCGATTGTCAGGGCGCTGGTGTGAGCGTGAACCGGCTTGTCGGTTGCCAGCACGCGGGCGGCGATCTTCGACGCGGCGTCGCCTGTCTTCTTCCGTGGCATTCGCATTCCCCTTCGTTGTCGTCGCCCTATGGCCGAAGATCAATGCGCCGTCAAGACGACAAGCGCGATCGAACCGAACACGGCGATAAGGAACGAATACAACGCGAACTTGGCTTCGGCCCTATGCGCTTTCAAACGTGCGTCGTAAGCGTCGGAAAGAATGCGGTAATGAGACGTATTCCCGTCGCCCTTGTCGTGCCAATCGCGAAAACTGCCGAACAAGGCGATAACATTTCCATCCGAACCGCGATGATAACCATGCTGCGGCGCGTCTTGATCGTAATCGCCAAAGTCGAAGCCGTCGAAGCAATGGCAATCTGCCAAGAGTACGTCGCATTCATGGCAATAACCGTCGCCGAAGTCTTCCGCAACATCGAACAAGCGTTCATGCTCGCCGACGGTCGTTACGCCGCCCGAAGGCGTCCCCAGGGTGTAACGCGGTTCGGGCAGCCATAGCCGGGCGATCAAGCGAGCCGCCACGAAGCCGGGTTCGTCGTCCTTTGCGTCGTCGATATATGCGATCGTCATTTCTGCCCCCAACGTTCAGGTTCGAAGCCGATCGGCTTCGTTCGCTCTTGTATGCGACGATCGAACCAAGCGCCCGACGACTTCGGCAGTTCGCGACGAAGTTCGTTGCGGTTGCGCGGGTTATACCGCACGACGCGGGCCGATCCGATAGGTTGAAAGAAGCCGGTTTAAGAACGCCATGTCGCCGCGAAGACTGTCGACGCGCTCCCATTTACCGCCCTTGAATTCTTCGACAAAGACGCAAAGCCGCCCGTCGTCGCAACAGTCAAGTTGAATGCGTCGTTCGTTCATTATGCCCGGTCCTTCGCTTCAGCCGTGAACGGCTCGCCATGCGATGCCGCCGAACCTATAGACGACTGCCGCGCCGCGCAACTCATTCAACGCGAGTAATCCCCATATCATCCAGGGGTTTCCGCCCAAACGCCGCAAAGCGATGTTCAGCCCCAGGCTTAGGACGGTTTCAGCGATGAAAGCGGCGCGGTTCATGTACGACGAATACGACGTATTCGATCGGTCGTCAAGCCTTTGTCGCGCGAAATAATGCGTTACACGCCGCGTTGATCGCGTTGCGTTGCTTGCGGCGTCGCTGTCGTACGGCTGGCGTTGCGGCGTTTTCAACCGCGTTATCGGCTCGCCTTAACAGGCGTTCGGCTTGGGCTAACAAGTCCTTAATTGCGTCGTCCATTACGCTTCCCTTTCCAGCTTGTCAGCAAGCGCCCTAAGCTTTTCCCAGGGCTTGCGGTTGTCGACGACGAAATAACCGCTTTCAAACGGATCGTGCGTTTCGCCGCCTGCGATCAATCCAGCGAAGCGAAGGGCTTCGGCAGACGAAAGCTTGACGTTGAAGTATGCGAGAATATCGCCTTCATCGTTGCGCGTTGCCATCGAAAGCCCGTATTCGCGCCCGCCCTGGGTTCCGCTGTTCGAAAACGAAACTTCACCTTCGCAAAGCGGCTTGCGTGCGCGGCTCTTGGTTAGCTTTGCCATTTCACTTCCCCTTAGCGGCGATGGCTGCGGCGGTCGCGATGTGCGATCGCAATGGCTTTCTTGCGCGCGAGGCGTTCGCGTTCTTCGAAAGCGGCGATGTGAGCGAAGGCGTATCCTTCGAAGTAGGCGAGTTCCGAATAAGGCATCTTCGTTCCTTCCGTCTTGATATCCAACGGTTACGACGATTGCGTTTCGCTGTCAAGCGGTTTCGTGCAAGATTTCGACGAAATCGCCGTTTTCATACATCGATTTCGGAAGCTTGGGATATTCCGCAACGATCGGATATGTCAGCTTTGCAAGCATGTCCTTACGCTGCCGACGATTGCCGCAAATGAAGAAATAACGATGTTTGTCGCAGGGGGGGTAACGTCTTGATCCCGTTTTCTTTCGCCCATCGCTTCGGATCGGTTATCCCTTTGTCACGAAGCGAAATCGGATGAACGCGCTTGCCGTCGACAAGATAGGCATGATCGTGCGATTTCGTCGCGCCGGTGTAAATCCAATTCGTCGCTTGATAGACAATGCCCGCGTGCCCGTGTTCGCTATCGGCATACGACACAACCGCGCAAGGCTGTTCGAGCATCTTCAAACTTTGCGCGACAAGGTAACTCGCCGCGTTGCGCTTCGTTGTTTGAATGACAAGGCGCGACAATTCGTACAAGCGAAAATCGCGATCTTTAAACGAATGCTTTTGAATAGGCGGAGAAGGCTGCCCGTACACGACAACGCCATAAACGCGCCCGTCGAACACAAGCGCGAAGCCTTTCCAAAAGATCGAAGCGCGCTTGCTATAATGCCTAGCGACAATCAATCGATCGGCTGTCGCCTTATCAATCGGAACAACCTTCGCACCTTGCATCGATATTGCTTCCTTGTGCCCACATTACATCTTGTCGTAATCGCCGCCGACTTCGTTGAACTTGGCAATATCGGCTTCAATACGCGCTTCGCGCTCGACAATCCGGCGCTTCACTTCCGAAACAAGAACCGGAAGTTGATCGCCCAAGTAACGAACGGTTTCGTTGTCGCCCTTGCCTTCGATAACGCGGCGCATATTCGCGATAACCTTGCGATCGTGTTTGATATACCATGGTTCCAACATCGGTCGTCCTTTCGGTCTTGATAACCCCTGTCTAATCGCATTCGTCGTACCTGTCAAGCGAAATCGACAAAATTTTTATCGGATATACGATCGATCGTTCGTTTAGCCCTTCGGCGGTTCCTTTGTATTGTATTGTATGGATCATTGTATAGCTAAACCCTTGGAAATCTGCCATTTTGTATATTTTGTATGTTTGTATATAAGGGGTAGAGGAAATTCACTATCAGGCCGGGCATGGGATGGTCTCCAATCACACAATGGCCATACAACCTACAAAACATACAAATTGGCGGATTTCTGCGGCTTTCAGCCTATAAACGCCCTACAATACTATACAAAATTCTGCGGTTTCGATATTACGAATGCGCGTGCGGCGGTTCCGAATGTGTCTTGCATTTGCTTACGCGGCAACTCGCGAAGATCATCGGCATCTAACAAATGCTGCAATGCGCGCTTGATCGCATTTGTCGCGCCGACCTTATCGTTGCGATACGACGCAAGCTGAAAGAGCCTTTGCGTTAGCGCCGACAACGGGAATACGCCTGCCGCGTGCATATTGCCCGGTATGCCGTACTTAGCCGCTTCCTGCCCGGTTTCGTCCTTCGCCCAACGCGAGATTGCGCGAACCATATCCGCGACTTGCTTCGCTTCGGTCGTGCCCATGACGCCAGCGCCAATGTCGCCGGTTTGAAAGCGGTTGATGACAGACACGATATCGCGAGCGACAAGATCGCAAGCCCAACGGGCCGCGTCGATATCAATGCAGGGATCGTACGGGTACTGGCCAACGGCGACCAGGGCGGCAAGCTTCAGCGCCTTGACGTGCGCACGGTTCCACATATGCCGAACGACTTCGTTTGCTTGACCGTCGTTAATGTGGGCATCTGCAAACTTGTCGAAGTCGTCTAGCAGCTTTTCGGCGTATGGATCGGCTCGCACCTGAACGACGCCGCCCGATGACATAACCTGTTTGACGTGCGCGGTTAGTTCGGTGACCATATCGATTAGGGCGAACGACGGTTTCGCATATGCCGCGCTTTTGGACATAGCGGGCCGCTTGCCCTGATATTCGATCGTTAGGAAGCGAGGAAGGAAGCCGTCGGCAATCATGCCTTCGTCAAGGGCTTCGTAAAACTTTTCGGGCGTGCTTTCGCCGATTAGGGTAAATGAAGGGGCGGCGATCGGCGGCGTGTTCTTATCCTTATCCGAATACGCCATCGGGTTTAGGATGTTGCCGTGACCGGACTTGTTAAACAGGTCCATTACGACCTTCTTAACGCCGATTTCGTTCGAGTTCGCGAACGGGCTTGCCATCTGTTTTAGACGCATTCCCCATTCGCCTTGTACGCTGAACACGCAAGGTTGACGGGCGAGCCATTTGATAAGCGCCGCGTCCGATCGTGTTTCGCCCGGTCCGACGAAATCGGCAATTACGGGGCACGTCGGCAGACACGCGCTAATCAACTTCGATACGCCCGCGTTGATGGCTTCTTTACCCGTGCCCGTTGGGGCGAGGCAAAGGACGTACATATTCAGGCCGGTTGCTGATATGTTGAACGCCTTGCCCACAATACCGGCAACAAGGCCGATCGCGCCGACTAGGGCAATTTCACGCACTGGACGCGGCGCGGCTTCGTAAATGAAGTTCGCGACTTCCCCTAGCAAGCCTGGGGGTAAAATTATGTCGGACGGGTTGACGCCTTCAGGGCCTTGTGCGACTTGTGGCGTCGCCTGAAGCGCGGTCCTGCCCGGTTCCGCATCGGTCGGGGCGGTTGGTCCTTCCACCGCCCCGTTACCGTTCAGGAACCCCGGCAATTCAATCTGTTCTTCCGGCTGCAAAAGGTCGTCGAACTGGACCTTTAGCCCTTCGATATCGATTTCGGGCAACTGCCGATCGAACGACTTGTTCACCATGTACGAAACGTAATCGTCGCGCTTCGCTTTGTCGCGCTCGCCAAGCTTCGACGCGCGGAAGATGCGTGCGATTTGATCGCGGTTTTGCGTATAAAACGCGACGATATCGACAAGCGCGAAATCGGCTTCAGATTGCGAGGCGTAAAGGCTTTCCCAATCGCCTTCGTACAGCGCGCGGAACTTGTCGCCGTTCAGGGCAGACAGCGCCTTACCGATAACGCTTGCGTCGTCTTCTTTCTGTTCGGCGTTGCCGCCGTATTGGTGGATCGAAGCCGGTCCGCCCATTTGATGCCAAAGCAACATTGCCGCATCTTGGCATTCGATAATCGGCGCGTCGCGATAAACGTCGCCGGTCATGGTCATGAAGCGAAGGTTTGAATAGATTTCGATTTGCGCCCGCTTGCGACCGCGCGGAATGCTGCCCTTGCCAATGATGTGCAAGCCGGTGCCCGATGGCGAGCGTTCGGCGTACGATTGGATTTCGTGAAAGATGCGCTGTTGACGTTGAAAGATTTCGTCGTCGCCCTTGGGGTCGTCAAGGTCGATAAAAACGTAAGGATCATCGTCGGTAAGGACGAAGCCGATACCGCTAAAGGCGCCGCTATCGAACGCGCGCAAGGCGTCTTCAAACGTGCCCCAGGTCGACGCCTTGTCGACGGCAGCCTTAGCGCCAGCGACGATAGGTGAGTACGGAACCTTCGTCGGTTTCGGCCCGCCTTGATCTTCCAGCCGCCACACGATCCATTGGCGGTAAAAGCGCATTTCGGAAGGGATTGCATCGAACGCCATTAGATTTGCAGCCCTGAAAGGTAATCATGCAACGCTTGAACCTTCCGAACGCCAGGGTCGGGAATAAGGTCTTTTGCGAACGCGCTTACCCATGAAGGCGAAACGTCGATTTGCCTCGCCATTTCGGCGAACGTGATCGATCGGGGCGCGTTGTTCACAAGATAAAGCGTCCGCTCTAGCAGCGGCACGCTATCGCTAGGGGTTGTCATTGAATGCCCTTCAGCTAGTTTGCGCGCACCGTACCGGGAATAATTTTTTGCACAAGCCGCAAAATATCGTTGACAGGGGATAACGGCAGGGGCACATAGGGCAGGCGGTCGACGCCTAATCGATCGCAACAGTCGTAACCGGGCAAAGGAATTCAAATCATGGCATGGGGAACCCCTGCAACCGCCGAACCGTCGGCGCCGTCGGTCGCAATGTGCGATGCGCCGAACTGCAACAACGTTGCTTTTCTTCGGATCGAAACGCCGTTTAACGAACCTGCGAATTCGTGTTGCGAACACGCGGAAGGTTGCACTATCGTCGGCGCTGTCGAAGGCGCACCGTTCAATGAAGTCGCTCGCGATATGCTCTTGAAGCGTTGGGAAGCCGCCAAAGCGACGCTTGAAGCTGCCAAGAATTCCGAAATGGAAATTCGCAAGGCGGTCGGCGCGTACGTCTTCCCGACGCCGAAGGAAGGCGTTAACAATCACGATCTAGGCGGCGGCTATATGCTGAAGCTTGGCCATAAGCTGAACTATAAGCTTCGCGGCGACGTTGAAGCAATCGAAGCCGTCGAAGACAAGTGCGAAGCCTTGGGCAACGAAGGCAAGTTCCTTGTCGAACGTATTATCGTTTGGAAGGCGGACTTCAGCAAGTCCGAATATAATAAGCTTGACGCTTCGCTTCCAACGCATAGCGCCGTGAAGAAGCTTGTCGACGAAATCCTCGAAATTACGCCCGGTTCGCCGTCGCTGGAAATCAAGGAACCGAAGGCGGCGCTTCGCTGATAGCCCGACGGGTCGCACCACGGGCGCCGGGGCAGGGTACGGGCATTCAAAAAGGGCAACGTACCTGCCCCGGCACTTCCTGAAAGGAACCGGCACTATGGACCGTGAAACGGAACTGAAAGAGCAATTGCGCGCGTTGCAGGAAGAATACGACGCGAAGGCAAAGCCTATCGTCGACGAACTAGCCGAAATTGAAAGTTCGAAACCGCCGCGCGTTGTGATCGTTTCGCTTGACGATCTTGAAGGCGGCGATTTATTCGATTTGTTGTTCGGAAAGCCGACGCCGAAGGAAGGTTGCAACTGCGAAGCTTGCACCGCTGCACGAAAGGCAATGAACTAATGAACGCTTTTGCCGACGCCCTAGGCGCGAACAATCCCGGTTTCGGGCAGCCCACAAACAACGCGGCAGCGTTCGGCGGCTTCGCTCCCCAGGCGCCGGGCAAGAGCGCGCTTGACACGATCGAAAGCGTAACGCGGCAAGTCGGCGCACGTATCGTCGTGTCGGGCGTTGAAAAGATCGGCAAGACAACGCTCGCTTGCGGGGCGCCGAGCGCCCTGTTGATCCCTCTTGAAATGGGATATGGATCAATCGTCGTTCCGAAGACGAAGCAAATCGAAACGTTCGACGAATTGCTTGCGACGGTCGACGATATCAAGCGCCGTGCCCAGGCGGGGCAATTCCCCTTCCGATCGATCGTACTCGATAGCGCCACGGCGACCGAACAGCGCATTCACGAAAAGACGATTGCGAGCGACAAGGATTACAAGCCGGGCAATCCCAAGGGCGTTACAATGGAAAGCGCGCTAGGAGGATACGGCAAGGCGTACGGCTATGCGAACGAACAGTTCGGCAAGCTGTTGACCGCACTTGACGAACTAGCGTTTTACGGCGGCATTAACGTAATCTTCACCGCGCATGTTTTTGCGTCGAAGGCGATCGATCCCGCGTTCGGCGAATATGACGCTTGGGATTTGCTCTTGCATTCGCCGAAGAATAATAAGAACTACGGCAAACGCGAAATGTTGACGCAATGGGCGGATATGATCGCGTTTGTTCATGAACCAATGTTCATTACGAAGGGCGATCAAATTCAACAGGCTACTTCAATGAACCAAGGGCGAGTTGCGGGCGTTGTTCGCAAGCCGTCGTATGTCGCAGGCAACCGCTTCGGCATATCCGGCGAAATCCCGCTTCCAACGGCTCCCCAGGGTACGCCTTCGAATTTGATCGCAGGGCATTCGTGGAACCAAATCGCCAACGCCGTAAACGTCGCGACGGGCGGGGCAATCGATCTTTTCAATCGCGACGTATAATCGAAAGGAAGTCAAATGCCTGCATTCCAGTTTGATAGCAACGGCATCGATCCGTCGTACGGCGGCGGCTCGCAACTGCCCGTCGGCAAGCATCCCGTCGTTATTGTGGGGAGCGAACTGAAGCCGACTAAGGACGGAACCGGCGGTTTTCTCGCACTTACGCTTGAAGCGATCGATGGTCCGGCGAAGGGCGTTCAGCATATCGACCGCCTGAACCTTCACAACAAGAACCCCGACACGGTTCGTATCGCTAACGGGCAGCTTTCGGCGTATTGTCACGTAATCGGCGTCTTCCGCTTCCAGGCAACCGAAGAACTGCACGGGAAGCCGTTCGTCGTCGACATTGCCCCCGATCCCGACGAACGCAACGCCAACCGTACAAAGATCGGCAAGCTTTACGATATCAACGGCAACGAACCGAACAAGGCCGGTGCCGGTGCGCAGCAGGGCGGCGGCTTTGGCGGCGGTTCGGCAGGCTTTGGCGGCGCAAGCGGCAATCCCCAGGGCCAGCAGCCCCAGGGTCAGCCGGGCGGCGGTTTCCAGCCGGGCGCCGGTGCTGCGCAGGGCCAGCCGGGACAACAGCCCCAGGGCGGGCAGACAACCGGCGGCGGTTGGGGCGCGCAAGGCGGCGGGGCCGGTGCCCAGGGCGGCGGCGCGGCAGCGGGCGGCAATGGTCAACAGGCTTGGTCGCAGGGTTCCGGCGGCGGGGCGCCCGGTTGGGGCCAGCGTTAAGCGTCAATCGGCAGGGGCTTCGGTCCCTGCCCTTTGTCGGGCCGTGCCGGGCGTCCCCCGACGTAATCGAACGGGTACGACTGCCGTTCGCCTTACTGGCACAGTCCGACAAAGGGGATTTGACGTGTTCGACTTGTCGTTTCAAACGGAACGCGAAAGGCTCGCCGCGACTATAAGCGCGGAAGTCGAAGCCGATAGCGTTGCCGAATACGAAGAAGGGCCGCGCTGGCATCTTGGCGGTTCCGAAATCGGCAAGCCTTGCGAAATGCAGCTTTGGGCGGGCTTTCGTTGGCTTCGGCAGGAAAAGCACGACGGGCGAAAGCACCGGCTGTTTAAGCGCGGTCATTACGAAGAACCGAAATTTATTAAGCGGCTTCGTCGGATTGGCTTTGAAGTTTTCGAGTTCGACGCCGACGGCAAACAATACAAAATCAGCGGACATATGGGGCATTATGGCGGTTCCCTTGACGGCATCGCAATTGCTCCCGTGCGCTATGGCTTGCCGGGGCCGTTGCTTGTCGAATTCAAAACGCATAACGAAAAGTCATTCGCCAAGCTTGCAGGGCCGATCACTTCGAAATGGCCAGTATTGACGCGCAACACGGCTAAGGCTGAAGGTATGCGCAAGTCGAAGCCGGTGCATTTCTCGCAAATGTCGTCGTACGGGCAGGCGTACGCTTTGCCGTACGGGCTGTATTGTGCCGTCAATAAGGAAACCGACGAACTTTATTTCGAAATCATTCAACTTGATTTCAACCACGGCGTTCGCTTGTACGAAAAGGCGGGCCGCGTGATCTTCAGCCAAATCCCGCCCGCGAAGATCGCGCAAAGCGCCGCGTTCGGCGAATGCAAGCTTTGCCACTATTCGCCGATATGCCATCACGGGGCCGCGCCCGAAGTCAATTGCCGAAGCTGTGAACACGCTTCGCCCGTCGACGGGGGCGAGTGGCATTGTCGCATCTTCGACGGCATCATTCAGCGCGAGTTAGTCCCCCAGGGCTGCCCACAATGGCGCCGGATTGTATGAACGCGCCGTTCGCGACAATCGGGCACAACGGCGGGCCGTCGCTTGATCGATGGTATCAAGAGGAAGCGGTTGATACGCTTTTTCGGTACTTCGACGAACACGGCGGAACCGACTTCGAAGGGCGCCCGATCGAAGCGAACCCGCTTATCGCCCTGCCGACGGGAACAGGTAAGTCGTTCGTTATCGCGAAGTTTCTTCGGCGAGTGTACGACGTGTTTCCCCAAACGCGGGTTATCATGTCAACTCACGTCAAAGAGTTGATCGAACAAAACGCGAAGCAACTTCAAAGGGTTTGGCCGAATGCGCCGCTTGGTATCTATTCCGCCGGGCTAAAGCAAAAGGACTTCATACAACCGATCATCTTCGGCGGCGTTAAATCGATGGTTCGCGGCGTCGACGAAGACGGGCGTTCGATCTTCGGCTTTCGCGATCTAATGATTATCGACGAAGCGCACCTAGTTGGACCTTCGGCGGATAGTTCTTACGGCGACTTCATCCTTCAGCTAAAGGCGATCAATCCTTATCTGAAGATCATTGGACTTAGTGCGACAATCTATCGTCTAGGCATGGGGCTTTTAACGAACGGGCCGATATTTACCGACATTGCGTACAACCTTTGCGATATTCAAGGTTTCTCGCGCCTTATTGCCGAAGGTTACCTTTGCCCGATCTTCCCGAAGAAAACGGCGACCGAACTTGACGTATCGGGCGTCGGCATGTCGTCGACTGGCGATTTTATCGAAGGCGCATTGCAAGCTGCCGTCGACAAAGACGACATTACGTACGAAGCCCTTTGCGAAGTCGTTCAACAGGGAATGCAGCGGCGATCTTGGCTTATCTTCGCGAGCGGCATTGAACACGCCGAACACATCGCGGAAATGCTGCGGTCGACCTTCGGCGTTCCGGCGGCTGCGGTTCATTCAAAGATGCCCCAGGGGCAGCGCGACGAAATTATTGCGGCGTTCAAGCGCGGCGAGTTGCGTTGTATTGTCAACAAAGACATTCTTACGACGGGCTTCGATCATCCCCCGATTGATCTAATCGCCATGCTTCGGCCAACTATGTCAACCGGGCTATGGGTTCAGATGCTAGGGCGAGGAACGCGCCCGTACGACTATACGAACCCGCAACAGTATATCCCCGGTTTCGAATTCATTAAGCATCATTGCTTAGTGTTGGACTTCGCTGGCAATACGCGCCGCCTGGGGCCGATCAATGATCCGGTAATCCCGAAACCGAAAGGCAACGGCAAGCCGGGCGATGCGCCTGTTAAGATTTGTTCAGTCGGCAAGATGATAGACAAGCAAGCCGGTTGCGGGGCCTACGCTCACACTACAGCCAAAGAATGCGTTGTTTGTGGGGAAACATTCGACATTCAATACGAAGGGCCGAATATCGACGGCACTTCCAGCAACGAAGAACTTCTTAGGTCCGATTTGCCGGTTGTCGAATACTTCGACGTTTTACGCGTCGTGTATTCGCCGCATACGTCGCGTTCGTCCGGCAGAGCGTCAATTAAGGTTTCGTACTTTACCGCCGATCTTCGGACCTTTTACGAATGGATTACGGTCGAAGGTGACGGCTTCCCCAGGAAGAAGGGTCGCGATTGGTTTCGCCAACGGGCGCCCGTCGAACCGCCGGAAAGCAACGCCGAAATTCTCGCAAATGCCGGATACCTTCGCACGCCTCGCCGCATTCGGGTTTGGTTGAACACTAAAAATCCCCAAGTGTTAGGATATGAATTTTGACCGATTGGCGCAATCGCAGCCCTGAAGGGATAGCGGACCTTTCGCGCTATATGGCCGAATGTCTTGCCGGATATGTAATCAAGACGGCGCGAACTTGCGTCCTTTGCAGGAACTTCGACGAACCGTCGGAAGCCTGCCGACTGAACGGGCAGCGACCGCCCGCGCGAGTTATCGCATACGGTTGCGAATGTTTCGAACTGAAAGGCTGAACAATGGCAAAGATTGAAGTTGATCGCGACTTTTGCGAGAATTTCGGGCGAAACATTCTTGAAGGAATGTCAATGTATGCCGACGCCGACGCTAATGTTCCCGACGGGTACGACGTTGAAGCGGTTACGTTGAAATTCGAGTTTCGCGGGGACGTTCCCGAAACGCTTCGCGGAACTTGGGCCGTCGCCGTACAGCGAAAGGGCAATTGAAATGGCAAAGCGTCCAAGCCGCAAGGCAAAATCCGAAGCGGCGTCGAAACTCGCCGAAGCGTTGAACTTCATTGCGCCCGCGTACAAAGACGGCGAAGAAGCGTACAAGGCGCACGCTCGCCTAGCTGGCAAGATGATAACCGCAACCGACGGCGTATTTTCCGCCGGGCATAGCGTCGAAGAAGAACTTGCCCTTTGCCCACATATCGGGCGCTTTATCGACGCCTTGAACCGGGCCGGTTCGACGCTCGCGCTAACCGAAAACGAAAACGGTACGCTGCTAGTCAAAGGCGATCGTATTCGCGCGACGGTTCCTTGCCTTGCGGGCGATCAAATCCCCCAGGCGATGCCCGATCCCCGGTGCGCTGCGATTGACGATCGGCTGAAGGACGGGTTCGCCCGGCTGTTGCCGCTTATCGACAACGAAGGCGAGCGCGTTGTTGAAGTGTCGGTGTTGCTTCAAGCTAATTCGATGACTTCGACGAACGGTAAGGTAATCTTCGAATATTGGCACGGCATTGACCTTCCGCCGGGGCTTGTGATCCCAAAGACGTTCGCGGCAGCCGTGGCGGGTTGCGGAAAGAAGCTTGAAGGCTTCGGCTTCTCGAACAAGTCGGTTACGTTCTATTTCGAAGACGGCTCTTGGTATAAAACGCAACAGTACGGCGACAAATGGCCGGAAACTTCGCACCTTTTCAATTATCCCGCTTATCCGGCCCCGGTGCCAGAAGGATTGTTCGAAGCCGTCAAGGCCGTGGAAAGCTTCAGCAAAGACGGGCTTATCCACTTCCACGACGAAAAGGTTAAGTCGACGTACGACAAGTACCAAGACTTCGGAAGCCCGGTTTACGGCGCGACGTTTGACGTTCCGGGTTTGCAAAAAGGGCATTCGTTCACGGCGAAGCTGTTCCGATCAATCGAACCCGTTTGCGCCCAACTTGATTACACGTCGAATGACGATCGCGCGTTTTTCTTCGACGAAACCGGAAGCCTTCGCGGCTGCATTATGAAGGCGCGGGCCGAAGCGCGCGAGCCTGCCCCGGAACCGCCTGCCGTCGTGGCGGCTTGGACGCTGCCCGAAGGCGCGACGGGGGAGCAAGTCGGCGAAGCCTTCGCATCCCTGCGCAGCGGCGTTCAGGCGGGCACCTGGGGCGTTCCCGAACCGTCGACCGCTGAAGCCCCGGCGGGCGATCCGGCGAACCCTTGGGCGGCTATCGTGGGCACGGTCCCCGGCTTCGTTGATATTGACGATGACGACGTGCCGTTCTAAGGCTTCGTTATGTTCTTTGACAATTCAACGTTAGACGATTACGCGCCGCTTCCGACGAAGCGCAAAGCCAAGCGATACGACGGCGTTCTAAAGCGCCTGTCGTACTCGCCGGTTTTGCGCAAGTTCAGCGTTTCGCCGTGGAATTATTCTGTCGGAACCGAAGTCGTTTTCGACGTTGAATGTTATCGAAACTACTTCCTTTGCGCCTTTAAGAACATTGGAACCGGAGAATATTTTTACGTCGAACACTGCGGCGAAGGTCCGCTTCCCGAATGGATGCGAACCGAACTGCATAGGGCGTTGCATTGGTTCAAGATTATCGGGTTTAACTCGATTTCGTACGATATCCCGATGATCGAAGCGGCTTGCAAAGGTGCGACGCTGTACGAACTGAAGGAACTTAGCGACGACATAATCATTCGCGACGAACGCAAGGCGAATTGGCGGGCGCCGTACAATCATATCGACTTGATCGAAGTCGCACCGCTTGAAGGTTCGTTGAAGCTTTATGCTGCCCGGCTTCATTGCAAGCGAATGCAGGAATTGCCGATCGATCCGCATTCGGATTTGTCGCCGCAAGACGTGATTGATACGCGAGATTATTGTTTCAACGATCTTGATAATACCGAACTTTTATACTCGCACCCCACATACGGGCTAAAGCCGCATGTCGAATTGCGCGAGCGGTTGGGCGCCGAAATCAATCAGGATATCCGTTCGAAATCCGATGCCCAGGTGGGCGAAGCGTTCATTAACGCGAAGATACGCGAAGCGCGCGGCTTCTCGCCGAAGAAGCCGGATTTGCCGGACGATTACGAATTCTTCTATCAGCCGCCGGAATATCTGTCGTTTGACAATCCACAGCTTCAGGAAGCCTTGCGGATTGTCCAGGCCGTCCCCTTTAGGCTGGACGGCAGCGGCGCCCCGGTCATGCCTGAAGCCCTGTCCAAGCTGTCGATACGGATTGGCTCTTGCGTCTATAAAATGGGCATGGGAGGGCTTCATTCCAGCGAGAAGACGGCAGTTCACAAAGCCGATGACGAAACCGATCTAATCGACCGCGACGTTGTATCGTTTTACCCTTGGCTTATAATCAATTCGGGTTTCTTTCCGAAGCATATCGGCAAGCTGTTTATTGAAATCTTCCGCGACGGGCTTGTTCTTCGTCGAATGGAACTGAAGAAGCTGAAGGACAAGCTAGAGGCAGGATTGAAGATCGCGATTAACGGCATCTTCGGCAAGCTAGGGTCGTTCTATTCGTCAATCTTCTCGCCCGATCTTCTAATTCAGGTTACGATAACGGGCCAGCTTGTTATCCTAAAGCTAATCGAAATGATCGAAGCGGCAGGAATTCCGATCGTGTCGGCTAATACCGACGGCGTTATTATCAAGTGCCCTAAGCGCATGGGCAATATGTTAGGCGCTGTTATCGCCGAATGGGAGCGCATAACGTCGCTTCAGACTGAAGAAACGCGTTACGCCGCCGTTTACTCGCGCGACGTGAACAATTATATCGCGATCAAGGAAGACGGTTCGACGAAGGCAAAGGGCGCGTATTCCGAACGCGGTTCGGCCCAAAATTCCGCAATGTCGAAAAACCCCGAAGCGTTAATATGTTCGGACGCGGTGCAGGCTTTCTTGTCGAAGGGAACGCCGATCGAAAAGACGGTTCGCGCGTGCCAGGATATCCGCCGCTTTGTCGTCGTTCGCAACGTGCGAGGCGGCGCGCATAAAGACGGCTATTTTCTAGGCAAAACAATTCGTTGGTACTATGCGCAAGGCGTGCAAGGCGTAATCAACTATATCGCAACCGGCAACAAGGTTCCGAATTCTGAAGGCGCTTGCCCTCTTATGGAACTGCCCGACGAATGCCCGACCGATATCGCATATGAATACTACATCGATCGGGCTTTCGGAATGCTTGGCGATCTAGGGTATTTCGGTTCGACGAAACAAGGCGGGCTTTTCTAACCTGCTTTGCTTCGCAATTGTCGAATTTTACACGCCAGGCCCTGTCAGCGACCAGTAAGGGCACGACATTACCAATTTTTGTCCAGTAGTGCGCAGGTAACTCGCATATAGCATAACTTGGTCCGGCTGTACTCCAAGATAACTAGCATAAGTTACCGAACACAACGAAGTCCATAGCTTGCCTTCAGCAGAAGTATAAAACACAAGATTGGTTCCGTCGAAGGCAATCCGAAACCATTGTAACGGGATACCTGTTAGTTGCAACGTTCCCGTGCCGTAGTCAGTCCCGACGAATGTATTGTACCCGGAAAAATGCGAAACTCCTAGCGGAGCATTACTTGCCACTGCCAATCGATAATATTTTCCGCCAATACTGTCACGGACCATAATCCCGTAATCGGAGTATGAGTCTGTCGTAGTGACGCCTTTTATCTTGGCTTTTAAATCCCACGCGGACGCTTTAGTCGTTAGAGATTTGCGCGCCATTCTAACACAATTCGAACTTAGCGCGCCGGGGTCAATCAATAGGCCTACGTCTGCATCATCGGTTAACGTTAGCTGTGTTGCATCACTTGACTGTAGAGTAAAATAACTTGCAGCGGGAGGCGAGAAGTCCCAAGCAGTTCCACCGCCGCCCGGAATAGTTACAGTAACCGCATGGCCCGAATTTGTGGTAGTGACGCCAGCGCCAACAAAGTCGAAAGACGTAACCGCCGTGTCAAGGTCTGTGCCTTCGTCCTTAACTGTAAGCGCGGAACCGCCTCCACCGGACGAAGCCAAGGCCGTGCCGTCCGCCCGCTGATAAACGAAACAACGGAAATTGCCCGAACCTTCGGATACGAAGCCCGCAATATCCCCCGCCGCCGTCGCGATGTTCGCTCCCGTCGGAAGGATCAAGCTTGTCGCATTATGCGTTAGCGTCAAAGCGCCGTCGAACTTCAGCCAAACCTTGCGCCCGGCCTTATCGACCGACAACGCGAGCGCCGTAATCGCCGTCGTGCCGGTGATGTGAAAATAACCGCCTTCGCCTACGGTAAGCGTGCCTGAACTGGCAACGTCGGCGCCTTTTTCCCACAATGCAGCAACGCTGTCAGGCGTCGACCTTTTCGAAGCGTCGGTTCCGGCAAGCTGTTCGGTCGTGCTGGCCAAGCTTCCGCCGCTAGACAGGACGCCCCATACAAGCGCGGTTGTGCCGATCGTCAACGGTCCATCCGTCGTGCATGAATATTCGTTATCCGCCTGGGTAGAGCCTTCGCTAACCTTCACGGCGGCGCTAACAAGTTCGCTCGCTTGATCGGCATCGGCAGCACGCGTTAGGATGTAAGGGTGTGAACCGTCGCCAACTTGGGTTACGGTGTAAATGCCGTTGTGCGATCCGGTTCCTTCGTCCGCGACAAGCAAGCGATCGTTTGCAACCAGCGTTACGCCGTCTTGCGCGGCAAGCGCGCCGTTCGCATTTCCGGTTAGCGTTGCGCCTACGCCGCTTGCACCGTTAGAGTAAGTGTTTGCAGCGAGTGCCGCCGTCGTCTTGGCGCGAACAGGGTTTTTCCATTTCAGGTTTGAAAGGATATAGTCGCGAAGTTGGCTTGCGGTTCCCTTCTTAACGCCCGACGCGCCCGCCTTGCGAACTGCGATAAGATCACCGTCTTCAAGAATATCAAGGGCGGTTGCGGTTGTAAGTTCGGTCATTAGAAATCGATCCTTTCGCCATCGATGCGAACTATTTCACTATCTACGATCAAAGCCGCGCTATTTACGAAAATCGGCATCGGGGTTGATGCGATCGAATACAAGCCGCCTTTTTTGGCTTCGATGTGAATAATGCAGTAACCGCCCATATCTTCCGTTATCGTCAAGCTATACGGCAAAGCTTCATCGTCGGCAACAACCGTCGTCACGTCTTCGACTTCGAACGATATGCGGTAAGTCGTGCCAGCTTCAGCCGTCGACGCCGCGTCGTCTTCAAACCATAGTTCGGTAAGGTCCAAGCGCGAGCGGGCGCGGGCATCGATCGAAACCACGTCCCCAGGGTCGAAAATCCGCCAAGGGGTACGGTCCCCGTCGGCAGTTGCCCAATCGGGCGCGATAACCCGTTCTACCCTTCCCAAGGCCGTTTCTGGCGTCACCGTGGCATCGGCAACGGCGCTGCGGCCCGTGGCAGTCCGATCGATGAAATAGACGCTCGCTATATCGCCGGTTAGCGTGTCGCTTTCAAAGAAGCCTTCAGCCCCGTTGAAGAACCAAACGCGATCGTCGGTATTGTGGGCAAACCATCCGGTATCGATCATCGCCCGGCGAACATCGTTCAAATCATATGTATCGTCCCCGTTATCGGTCGACGACGAATACGAAAGAATTTCGTTACCGATGACGATCAAACCGCCGCCTTGGCGCTCACTATCCCCTAGGGCCAGCGCGCCAACGTCCGAAACTTCCTTGATCGTGATCGCGTCGGCAATGCCTGTCGCAAAGCCGTCAAAGCGCCCAAGCGGCGCCGCAAGCTTGGCGCTAGGCGTGTAAGGCGCCAACGACAAAACTTCAACGTCGTCGGGCGTTTCTTCAATGTATGCGTTATAACCAAGGGTGTACGACGAAGGCGCAAGCACGAATGAAGCGAAGCGAGTATAGCCGACGCGCGTTCCCAAGCTTGATTTATAATCAAGGAACGCGGGAAGTTCGAAAATATAGAAGGTCGAAACGTCAACCGGCGCAAGCGTTGTCGGAACATAGCCTGAAATCGGCGGCGCGCTAACGACTGTAGTGTCTAGCGAAAATTCGTCCTGAACTGCGCTTATCGAAATCGAGCCGCTTTCAAGCGTTCCGAAGTTCGGACGCTTGGCGCGCATAACTATTTGTTCAAAGCCGTATTCCGGCCAATGGAAAACGAAAGCGTCGCCGGGGCGAAGCGTAACGGCTTCGCGGTTCAACGTGAGTTCAGCCGAATAAAGCGGAATGTTCAGGTTTGACAACTCGCGCGCTGCGATAGCGTTGGCAAGGTCCGAAACGAAGATACCTGGCATATTAATTTCGAGAGGGCGCTGCTTGCCTTGAAAGCGGAGAAGCGAACTGTCTTTTGCGGTTGCAAGCTTGCCTTGTGCGTAGCCGCCTTCACGATCGGTATATTTGACGCGAACAACGTTGTTCGTTTCAGCCCAAAGCTTTTTAGTGAACTTGCGAACTTCGATAACTTGATCGGGGCCAATAACCGGCAATTCTGCAATCGTATAATCGTTGCGAAGAAGCTTCAGATTAGCAAGCCCTGTCGATTGATCTTCGTAAACAACCGCATTGATTTGCCGCAATATTGTTTTCACGGCGTCCTTTGCTTCGGTCGCGCTTGCAATCGAAATCGATATGCCATTGTTTTCGTCGAAGATTTTAATCGCAATTTCGCGCCATTGGGTAACGTTAATGCGAGCCGGATCATAACCGAGATTTCCCCAATCCTCGCAAAGAATATCGTACAGTACGCAAACCGGGTTCATATCAAGGCCGTTGGGCATGATATGGCGCCCGGCTGAAACCCCTAGGCTGTTGACGAAGTAAGCGCCTTCAACGGCGACGGTATCGATCGAAGGCGAGTTGCCCCACCAAAAATCGCGGAATACCATGTGCGCGACGCCGACGTACGCCGGAACGTTCGGGTCCATATTTGCAACTAGATATTCGTCGCGATCTTGATCGAAGTCGCCGCAATACATTGCAACATCGCCGAATATACCGCCGCGATTGCCGTCGTCCGAACCGCCGTATAATTCAGGAAGATTGATAGGGATTACGTTAAGGCAGGTGCTGTCGTATAAGCAGCCTGCCCACACTAGATTATTGCCGAACCACATTTTGCGGTAAACGACGCCCGGTCCAAGCGCCCAAGCAAGATCAACCGTGAGATAGTATCTATATCCGGTAATGATCGTTTTCGAACTGAAAAGCCCCGTCTTGACCTTCTTTTTGATCGGAACCGCACGATAGCCCGTAATCGCGATCGTATTCGGCGAAAGAAGCTTTAGCGTTCCGTAAAAGCGCCCGACCGGCGAACCTTCTTCCGATCGCGGAAACTTGAATTCGTCAAGCCCTGCGGCTTTAGCGTTTTCGACCTTCATCTTCGGCGCGAGAAACGCCGTCAAGATGAACCCTATCGCGAAAAAGGCGAGGAAGAAGAACATATTTCAGAGCGTCCAAGTTGCTTCAACAATAACGTCGTCCTGCGAATAGGAACGCCCGTCGATCATTGTAAAGCGCAATTTGTATCTAGGCGCGCTTGAAAGCCCCATTATCAATTGGTAATCCCAAGTAGAACCTAGAGGCACAATTTCGTTTATCGGATAATGAAATTCAAACAAAAATGTACTACCGGCCCGCGTTGCTGTCACAAGCACTTGCCCGTCCAAATAATCGTAAGGATCAGGCGAATTTGTTTCGTCTATCGTATAAGGAAAAACGTTGTTAATGTAATCAAGATGAACGCCGCCGGGATTTGCGTAATGGTTTGGAAAATTGAAGCCCGAAGAAGGATGGGCGCCAACCGCCGACCAATCTCCAGGTTCCGTAATTTCAATCGAAAGCGTCGCATAAACGCCGTCAAAGATCGCAGGCAAACAAGCTTCGTCTGCAACGTCTTTGCCCGGTTCGATGCCATCGGCGAAGATATTCTTCGGCGGAATGAACGGATAGCCGCCGTGCCGCTTCGTGTTGTCGAAGCGGGTAAGGCAATCTCCCGCCCAAGCAAGATCGCAGCCCGCTGCAACAACGATCGAACCGCCGACTTCAGCCCCTGCGAAGGGATAGTTTACGGTAATAACTTCGTCGACTTGTGCGACGATCATTCGGCGTTCACCCGACGTAAGGATTGCGTCGCCGCCGATCAAGTTGCCGTCAAGTTCAGGCGGCAGCGTGTCCAGCGTAATCGACTTGCCGTCAATTGCTGCAATTTCGGCAGTTTCCGACCAAGCTTCAAAGTCGATACCGCAACGCGGGTCGTACAAGGTGTGATTGCACGGCGTTTGATAATAGACGTTCGGGAAGTCGGCGCTTAAGGCTGAAGCGAGTTTCGAAGGAACGCGAATTGTTGCGGTTCCGCGTACGACGGATACGTTATCAACATCGCCTTTCCAAGCTTGAACGAATTCGCCCGCCGTATGGCCGCGAAAGATCGTCAACACAAGTTCAGGCGGCGAGATTTGAAATCCGTATATCGCAACAAGATCGGTTGAAACCGGAAGATCAACGGTGATTTCGGCGCCGTCGCTGTCGTCGGTTGTTGTCGACGTGAACGCGGAACGCTTTAGCGCAAGCGGAAGATAATCGTTCGGTGCGTCTTCGTCCGGCGCTTGAAAGTTTACGACGCGCTGCCCCGACGTGTAATAGAAGTTTTGGTACGTGCCGACGAAGCGATAAAGTTCGATTGGCTTTCCGCCATGCTTCGAAACTTCGCTGTCTTCGTAAGTTGGCATTAGTCGACCGTCCGAAGGTTGATCGTCACAACCGAATGCGACGCGCTATGCAAGATCGAAACTGTATCGTCGGCAATGCGACACTTCAAGAGCAAGCCGAGAGTTTGCCCCGTCCAAGTGCCAGCGGGCAGAGCCGGGGAAAAGGTGAGCGTATCGCGCCCCAGGGCGGTTGTAACTCCCGTCACGGTCGCAAAGTGTTGCGTGCCGTCGGGTTTGGTAATGGCGATCGTGCTGAAGGCTTCCTTGCCCTGAAAAACGGTGCTGTACGCCGTGTCGGCAATGACGATCGTTGATCCCCCGCCGACGGCAGCCGTATAGATTTCAAAGTCGGGCCTGAATGTGGGTATGAAGAACGGGTTCGTTGATCCCCGGCAATAGTCGGCGAACGTCTTCCACCACGCCCAATCGTTTGGATCGAATGTTCGATTGCAGAGGAACGAAAGCGCCCTTCCGAATTGCGAATTATCCCAACGCGAGCGCAACGACGGTTGCCCGCCGTAATCGGTCACTTCAAGCCCGGTAATCAAGTTTTCCTGAAAATCTGTACCGAAGGCGCGCTTATTCAATACCGGATAACCAGCAAACATTTCAAGTGTTTGCGTTGCGTCTTCGGTTAGGAAAGGGTCTTGAAACCCGTATTCGTAAAACGAAAAGTTTACTTGCGCATAATCGTTCGAAGTCTTGCGAATTATCGCCGCGTTGTTCGCCGAATAGACAGGAACGATCGGGCAAACTCGCGCTCGCTTAGTAAAGCTGTTTGCAAGCGTGCCGGTGATTGTAAAACCGTCGGACGCTATCGCGTTGACGGTTACGACTTCGTATTTTGCACCTTCGGCGACGATCGCAAGCGCACCTTCGCGAAGGTCCGAACGGACCGTATTGCATACTAGGGCGTTGGCGCCGATCGCAGCGGCAGCCTTCAGCTTCGTTTGTTCGGTCCATAAGGGCCAGTTAAACGAAGTCGCGAACTTGTTAAACATAGTCGCGACATGGCGCCGAACGTCGCCTTCGTCGTCAAACAAAAACGATCCCGACCAAGAGCGTTTGGGCAGGCTTGCGAGTGATATCCGTTGCTCTTTCCCGTTGTCCGCCGTTAGCGTTTCGCTGGAATGAACCCAACGTTCCGTTATGTCGGTTTCGGGATTTTGCAACAGGATATCGAACGACATGTTACCCGCCCATCATTTGCTTAACGTCCGACTTGCGACGGGCGATTACGTTCATAATCACTTCTTCGCCGTCTTCGCTGTCTATTGCGCCAAGGAAGGACTTTTCGTCGAAAAGGTTAACGATCTTCGGGTTTACCGATACGCTCGCCCCGCCGCCGTTCTTATCGCTCGCCCGCTGTTGCGCAGGGGTTTCGATCGTGACGCGCTCGCCGCGCGAAACGTTCATGTTGATGTTGTTGCGGTCGACGCCTGCCTTCCCGTCAACAACGAAGGCGCCGCCGTTCTGATAGCTGCCCACATTGGTTGACGCGATCTTTGCGACCGTCATGCCCGTTTTGAGCGCGACGGCGGCAGCCGCGACGAAGTTCCATGGCGGGGGAGCCGACGCAAGCGCCTTTTGCGTCGCAACGAAGCCGTCGATAGTCGCCTGCGCGATTGCCGCCGCCTTGTTGATCGCGCCGATTGCGCCGTTGCCGCCTTTCGTAACGTCGGCAAGTGCGCCGAAGAAGTCCGACGCCGCCCCTAGACGCTGTTCGTCCGCCTTGATTTGAAAAGCAAGCTTCGCCCGCTGCGCTTGTTCTTCGTTCAGCACGTCCATTTGCCGAAGCCTATCGATTTCAGCATAAACCGCCGTCTTGCTATCTAGCAACTGCTGTTGCTGAAGGATCGGATCGACAACCGACGCGGTTTGCTGCTGAACGAACTGCTGTTGCTGAAGCGCGTCGTTACGCCGCATAAGTGCGTCAACTTCGGCGTTCACGCCTGCAACGTACGTCGTCGAAAGGTTCGGGTATTGGGAAAGAAGCTGTTGCCGAATTTGATCGTAATAATTCGCCTGCTGAACTGCCTTGCCGTACAACGTCGAAGCGTTTTCGGCTTTGCTCATTTCTTCCTTTAGCCGCATGAACGGATCAATCGCTTCGGCGTACGTACGCGAGGCGTTACCGACTTCGCGCGCGTAATCCTGTTGCGTAATCTTACCATCGGCAAGCAACTTGTTCGCAGCCGCAAGCGTCGCGGTGTACGTCCGAAGCGGCCCGGTTGAAGCTTCGTAAATGCGGTCGACTTGTGATTGAACTTCGGCGTAATCCCGAATTGCCCTAACCTTCTTTTCAATTTCAGCACGTTCAGTCTGCGAAAGAGTGATCTTCTTCGCCGCAAGCTGCTGTTCGATTTGATCCATGCGTTGCGAAACTTCGCGTTCAGGCTTCAATTCCTGCATACGCTTCAATTCGTTATCGAGTTCAAGGTTGACAAGGCGAAGCGCCTGAGCACGGTTTTCGGCGGTATGATCGGCCTTCGCCTTCTTAGGCGTGCGGTCTGCGATGATTTCGCCAGCCTTGTCCTTCAAACGCTTATCGCGCGCGGCAATGCTGTTCTTCTCCCAATCATTGTAAAACCGCTTCATCGAACCCTTTGCTTCGTCGAACGCGCCCGCAAATTCGTCTTGCACCTTACGCGCCGTCGTGCCAGCCGCCGCCTGAAGGCGCGGAAGATGCACTTCGGAAATTTGACCAATGTTCGATCCGAAGACTTTGTTAATTCCGCCGCCGATCAAGTTAAGCAATCCGACGACTTTGTTTGCCATGCCTTCGAAATAGCCGATCGCGAGATTAGCGGCAGCTAGCGCAAAGCCGCCAAGCATCCCCGGCAAATCCTGCCAATTGTTCTTAACCGCGCGATAGGTGCCCACAAATGCAGCGTACAGCGCCGCAACGGCGTCAACGCCTCGCATTAGAACCGCCTTGAAGGCGTCAAGAAAACCTTTTTTCAGGTCCGACAAAGCGCCATCAACGCCCGTTCGGTCGACGATCGTTTGCCAAAGTCCCTTAATCATATCGCCAGCCGTAACCGACGTATCGCCAAGCTTCTTCATTTCCTTGTGCGTCAAGCCGAGTGAATTCGCGTACTTCGACGAAGCGTCCGAATTGAACTGCGATTGCACAAGCTTGAATGCACCGAGCAAGACGCCCGCCGCAATGATAAGCGGCGCGAACGGGGCGAGCAACGCAACAAGGGCACGGGCCAGCCCGCCGACGCCGATCCCGGCTTGCCCCATGATCTGCCCGATTTGCCCGCCCTGTTGAATGAAGACGGTAAGCGGGTTCTGCCCCGCCTGAAGCGAGACAATGATATCTTGGATTTGGAACCCAAGGTTCGCCATATGATGCCGCGCAAGCCCCGTGGCAGCGGTGCCCTTGTTCAGCGCGTTCGTTGTGCCGTTCTGCGCCGCTTCCTGAAGCTTGGCGGCTGCGGCGTCCTTCTCGCGAGCCTGGGCAAGCTGAAGCGTCGTGCTGCGCATTTCGGCGGTTTGGGCGGCAGCCTGCGAAGGGGTTCCGATCGCCTGGGCAACCGGGCCGGACTGTATCGACGCCGCGCGCCGGGCCGCTGCCTCGCGTTCCATCTGCGCAATCGAAGCGTCGACCATCTTCGAAATTCTGTCGCGCTGCGCAACTTCCTTCGAAAGCGTCGAAGTCGTCGCTTCGCGTGCGCTGGCAACCGAACGTTGCGCGTTCAACTCGCGATTGAGCGAAGACGTAACTTCGTCGGTTGCTGCCTTCAAGCGAGAAGCGGGCGAACTGTTGATATCGGCAAGGGCAGCCTTCAGACGCTTAACTGCGTTTTCGCCTTGATCGGCGCCCGCCGCAATCTCGCGAAGCTTTGTCGAAATCTTCGGATCAATAGCGTCGTTGATTTCAATATCAATCCGATCGTCCGCCATGAAACCCGCCCCTTAAAGCCCGCGCAATACTCGCGACTTAATCGAACCGACAAACTTCTTTGCGCGCAGTACCGAAGCTTCTACCCATCCCGAAGGCGCTTGCTTCGAACTGCCCCTTGCAAGGTTGACTATATACGGGGCATTATTCGTTAAGTAAATGACTTGTCCAGCCTTGCGCCCTTCAAGGCTGTATTTCGCAATGGAAATTGTCGCCTTCGCGCTCGCGTTTCGCGTTGATCCGCGCGAACCTTCGACATATGGCGGCAGAAACGACGGCGGACGAAAGCCGTACGATACTTGCCAGTTTGACAACGCTTGCGACGTATCGACGGGCGTTCGTTCCGACGCAAGGTCCGATACAAGGCGAATTGTCGTGTCGACTGTCAGCTTCGAAACGCGGGCGGGAAGTTCCTTGTCGATTTTGCGTACACGCTTCGCAAGGGTTTTAAGACTTCCCGCCACGCTTTCTAACCTTTCCGCCCGGCAATGTGGGCATTTCCGGCTTCTTCGGCGCCGTTTCTTTGCGCCATTTCAAATAAGCCCGGTCCATCCTTGCGATGTAAAACCAAAGGTCGTCCGATTGCCATTCGTCAAAGTCATAGTCTCTTGCGTATTCGAAACAATCCGAACGTTTTATAGGTCGGTATTCGCTCGCATCGCGTTCAAAGTCCAAATCGAACCAAGCGTTCAGGTACAGTGCAAGCCCTAGTTGCAACCTGGGAGGGTTAGCTAGGTCCGGCGGCAACGTGTCGCCGAACCTAGCGCATTCTTTGCGGGTTACGTTCGCCCTATCATCCGGCCATTTGACCGAATGAATTAGGACTTGCGCGAGTTTCCCGCCGCCTTCTCGCGTTCGGCGTCGCGGAAGTTCGCGGTCGCCTTCGCCCGCTTTTCCCAATCGTCGTACATGTCGGGCATTTCATCGAACAGGGCAATCGCGTTTTCGCGAGTGAAGGGGAGAAGATCGCTATCGGCTTCGTCGCCGGTAAGTTCCGACTTCGGCAAGTTCGTCCAGCCGAGAAGGATTGTGTCGACGAACACGTTCCGAAGGAGCGCGTTGCCTAGATCGTTGTCGAGCGTTTCGTTCGCGATTGCCGCCGAATGCGGGCGGGTTGCTTCTTCAAGCGCTTTTGCATATCGCTTGTTCGAACGCGACATACGCGCGACGCGAATTGAAATCGGCTGATTGTTGTGTTCGTTCATCGAAACGACGATATCGACGCCTTCGACTTCCTTCGTTGCGTTCGTCTTGAACGTGCTGCGAAGTCCCATTTTATTTCGTCCTTCCTAAAGAAAAAGGGGCGAGCCTAAGCCCGCCCCTATCTCTAGCCCGCTATCCGGTGCGAAGCAATGCCGCTTAGGCGTTGCCCACACTAGGGATATACGGAAAGAAGTTGAAAAGGACGGTATGCCCGAAATCGCTTTCGGCTGCGCTGTTTTCCAGCGGAACCATAATCGGCGCGTCCATTTCGATTTTCAGGCGTCCGCCGCCAAGCGCGATCAACGGGAAGTCGACAACGATTGCTTTGTTCCGCGCCGAGTAAATCGCGTCAAAGGTAACGTCGTCGTTTTCGCTAATCGAAGTCATCGGCGAGACGGTCGCGAAGTACGCCGAAAGTTCAAGGTTGACTTCGAAAACGCCCGCCGTCGTGTCGAACGCGCCAAGCGTGCCCTGCGCCTTCGCGGGCGATACGTTGTTGTTAATCTTGCCGGTCCATTCCTCGACGCGCGCGAAAAGCGGCGACGGGTTCAGGGTAGCAGGATCAACCTTCGCCATGCGAAGCCGATAGACGTTCGAAGACGTGTTAAGCGGGTCTTCCCCCAGGGCGGCGATGATCGTTCCCGACGCGGCGTTAAGCGGCCCTTCGGCCCCGGTGCGCGTGCCGTAATTGGCGCCGATCCCTGCAACGTCAACGTTCACCTTATCGGCAAGCGGCGAGTTCCAAGTAAGTTCGTTGTAAACGAACCCGTCGACGTATTCCGACTGCCGCCCGTCGTCGTCACGCCCAAGCGTACGTTCGATCGTATGGGTGAACTTAACGATATCGTCGGGATCGTCTTCGTTGCGAACGACGGTGCCGAAGAAGATGCGAAGGGTCGTACCGACGCCCGTATCTGCCCCGGCTGCAAAAGTCGTCTTGTCGAAGATGATTTGCGTCGTGTTCACGCTCTTGACGCGAGCAAAGCCGACCAGCGTTGCCGAAAGCTGGTTGCCAGCGTCGTCGCCGCCGATGAAAGCCCATTCGCCAGGGATCAAGCCGAAGGTCGTCGGGTTGATCGTCGTCGAAGTCAGGACGAAGGTTGCGCCGACAACCGATGCGACAACATCGGCAGCCGGGAACTGATAGCCGACGACGGTAAGCGACTGCGCAGCGGCGCCCGCTTCGTCGGTAAGGGCCGAAGCCGTCGAAATGTGCGTTCCGTCGGTAAGGCCGTTGACGACGTGAAGGCCGTTGTTTGCCGTGTTGTCGAAGCCTTCGGCGAAGACGATATTGCCGACAATATAATCGGCGCTATCGGCAACGGTGAAATCGTCAGTTGCAGCGACGGCTGCAACGCCCGTTTCGGTCGTCTTCGCGCGGGCAGCGGCAAAGCAAACGGCTTCGATCGTGTCGACCGAATTCGAAAGGGTAACGTCTTCGTTCCAACCGCCGTTAGCGTCAAGGTCGACGATTGCGCCTTTCTTCCGCTGCCGCGACGGGTTGAACGGGCGCCGGGCGAGAAGCGAATAATCGCCGCCCATATCGTTGAAGCTGTTCGGCTCGCGCGTCTTCCATTCCGGCGAACCGGGAAGAACGCGGTTCGTTTCCTCGCGAGCGACGAAGAAGCCGACGTTATTGCTGTCCTGTTTTTCGACTGTCATTGTAAACCCCTTTGCTTAGGTTTCGCAAAATTCGTATTCTGCGACGACGTTCCAACAATAGAACTTGCCGTCGTCGTCGACTTCGGAATAACGGGCTTTGCGAAACCAAACCCCGCCGCTTGTCGAAGCGCCTAGGAATATATCGCGGGCCGCGATTGCAAGCAACTCGCCATTGCGAAAACTGTCTTCCGCATCGATTGGCGCGAATACCTGAACGAAGACGTTGCCGAAGCTGTCGAATACCTGGGGGCTTGGACCTTCGCCGTTTTCCATGAAGCCCGCGCCATCGGTTCCCGCACCGCGAATGACGAACCGGGCAAAATAGGTTGTGGGCAAGCTGCCCTTTTCCTTGCCGCGCCAACGGATTTCAGGCGTCGGGGTTACGATCGTGAGCGCGTTCCAACCTGTCTTGAACAGGTTTCGCATTTCGTCGGCAGCGTCGATTGGCGAAGTGAACATTATCGCTTCACCTTCACGAAATAAAAGATCGGCGTTCCGTCAGGCGCAAGCCGGTCAATCGTCGTAATTGCGATTTCGGCCCCGTCGGGATCGGTCCCCTTAACAATCTTGTCGGAAGGAAGGGGTTCGAAATCGCCCGCCGCCATAAGCCCTATTTCGTAACCGTCGGGAACGTCAAGGTTTTGCCCCGCAATCGCCGAAAGGAAGTTTTCGGTTCCGCGTCCAAGATCGCGAGGCGCGAACCATGCGATCGAACAAGGGGTGTCCGTCGGGTCGCCTTCCCGAACGTCGCGCCATTCGTCGGCAGCGTCGTCTTGGGCAGCGGGCTTGCGCCACAAGCACGCCTGCCCCTTGGCTGCGATTATGCGCCGTGCGCTCGCTTGGGCGCGTTCGTAGCCCATTAGGCCCGAATGACGGTAAGCCCGAAGCCCACACTAAGAAGGGGCTTCAACAGGGCGTCAAGGTTCGGCGTCGTGGCGGAATAGTCGACGGGCGCGAAGTATTCGGTTTGCAGCGGCCCTATCTTGTCGACCTTGATCGATTGCGCGTCGGCAGCGCGGTTCGGTTCAAGTTCGATGCCCTTCGAAATCAGCATTGCCGCTTCGCATTGGGCCTTCTTCAAAAGCGGCGGGATCGCGTCGGCGGCTAGAAACGCGCCTTGATATTCGATCCCCGTTCGCGGAAACTGCAAAGCCTGAATTACGCCCGGCGGACCATACGACGGCGAGCCTTTGAAAGCCTGCCGTTCGATGTAGTCCATCGCCTTGACGGCGAATACGTCTGAAGCGTCAACGTCGGCAATAGTTACGCCGCGCACCGCTGCATATTCGACGATTTCGGCCCGCGTTGCATAGCTGTTAGCGTCTGCAACATTGGTTCCGTCTTCGATAGTCAGCGACACGCGGCGTCCCCCCGTCAAGCTTACGCGAAGGTTGCGGTAACGGTTGCGGTCAACGGCGTTTCGCTGCCTGCACCGTCCCAATCGAGCGAAGCGGTAATAACCGACGTACCCGCGCCGCCATTGGCGCCGGTAACAATGCCGGTCGACGCGCCGACGGTGCCCTTCGCTTCGGTTGCCGAAGTCCAAGCGCAAGTAGTCGTAACGTCCGTCAAGGTGACGGCGCCGGTATCTTCGTCGACTTCGGCCTTGACCGCGACAAGCTGCCGCGTTCCGCCGTTCGCAGTGATGTTCCCGCCAAGGTTGAAAACCTTTAGCGCGGCAATGCCTGCGGTATTCGTCGGCGTTACGTCGCCGTCTGGAAATACGGCGGTATCGACGGTATCGCCAACGCCCGTAAGGTACGCGGCAGGTATTGTACCGGCGAGCCCGTCGGCTTCTTCAAGCCGCGAACCGTACTTCGCCGAAACGGAACCGTTGCGAAGATAAACGTCGCCGACGATCGCGGCGGCTTCGAGAAGTTCGCCCGCCGTCGCTTCGATACCGGCGGTGAAATACAGAATTTTACGGGCCATTTGACTTCCCTTCGTTTAGGCGTTGGGCTTCCAGCCCTTCGCAGCGTCCGGCTTCGGCGCCGGGGCCTTCGGCTTGGCAGCCGCGCCAGCTTCAGCGGCTGCGACAATGGCAGCGGACGCCGCATCGATAACGGGCGTGTCGCTCACCGGGGCGGTGCCCACATTGGCAGCCGGGGGCGCCACGGGGCTTCCATGGGGCGCGGCAGCGACAGGCGCCTTCGGACGCTCGCGTTCGACGATCGGAGGCTTCGCGGCGAAGGCTTCGGCATAGCGCGGCGGCACGGCACCCGCGACGATATCGAACTTTTCAAGGGCGTCGCCGTCCCCGATCATCGAAGCGTTGCGAATGCAGATTTGATGCTTCGCGCTAAATTCCGACATTGCTTCTTCTTCTTCTGGCGTCGCCGCCGTATCCGCAATGAAGAAAAGAACCTTCAATTTTTGCTTTGCCATTGTTCGACTTTCCCCGGTTTACCTTTCGTCGCGCTCGCCGAATACGAATGCGACGAAAGGGGCGGACCGAAGCCCGCCCCAACCGTTCCGCGGTTACTGCGAAAGAACCAAGACGCCCGCCGTATCCTTGTACGAAGTCGCGTACCGATCCCAATTGTTCGCGGTCGCAAGCGCCGCGTCGTTCGGGGACTTGCCGCCGGAAGTCTTGTCCCAGGAATAGCCCTTGATCCCCAGGTTATACGTCCATTCGGCCTGATAGGTGCGCTGAATGTTTTCGTCGCCGTTCGAAGTCTGAATGTTATCGTCGAAGTCGTTGTTCTGTTCGACGATAATCCCGCCCGCGACCAAGCCGAGGGCGCGATAAACGTCGGGGTTCGGCGTCGTGTTGACCAGCGACGAACTGTCGGTAACGACGAACGGGCGGCCGAAACCGTCCTGTCGAACGTTGACAGTGCCAAAGTTAAACAGGACTTCGGTATTCGTCAGCGCATGGCCGAAGATATCGAACATCGACTTCGAATGCATCACCCATGCGCGAAGATCGTTCGCACGATCGCCGAACTTCGAAGCGCCGGTATTCAGGACCGAAAGCGAGTTCGTGCCGGTCGCCGAATAATCGTGGATCACGTCGGTTTCGCCGGTAAGGGCGGCGACGTAAGCCATGATTGCGGTGTTCAGCATATCCGCGATCATGTCGCCGGCAAGCTGCTGGCCAATGACGGCGCCGCCTTCTTCCTGGTTGCGCTGAATCCACGAAAACATTGAAGGCGGAATGTTAACCGGCGGCGTACCGGCGGCAACCTTCACCATCGTATCGATCAGGTGTTCGAGTTCCTTCGCAGCCTGCGAACCGCTGCCGTAGGCGTCGCGACGGCGGACAAGGCCGGAAACCTTCGCCCAAAGGGCAATGTCGGAATAATCGCCCTGGTTGGCAGCCTGCCGAAGCACGATCGCGCCGCCGGAAGCGGCGTTGAAAAGCTGAACCTGCTGCGAAACGACTTCGGAAAGCGCCGAATAGACGTATTCGGAGAAAACCGCGAGATCGGAAAGAGCCATTTGAGAAACCCCTAAACTGCGCGGCATTCCCCGAATACGGGAAAGACGAACCGCGCCTATTGTTGCGCTGCGGCTTCCTTCTTCGCCTTCAGGTGCGCGGCTAGATCGGCCCCGCTTGCCTTTGCAGCGTTGAAATTGCCTTGTTCGCCTTGCGGGGCACCGCCGCCCAAGGGATTGACCAAAGGTCGGGCCGGGGCGCCGCCGCCGGTTGCCTTTGATGCGATGATGATAGCTTTATAATCGGCGTTTGCAACAAATTCTTCGCTAATTTTTTCCACAGTAAGCGACGGGTCCGGTTTGCCGTCCTTTCCGAGAAATACCGTCTTCGGTTCATCGCCCGACATATCGACGGCAATGCGTTCGGCAATCTTCGGCGCGAGCAAGGTCGGCGCGGTGGAAATCTTGCCTGCGATCGAAGCCGCGACGCTTTCCTTCAGCGTCTTATCCGCGAACGACTTCAGCTTGCCTGTTTCTTGAGCGTGCTTTGTCGTCAATTCTTCGACGTTCGGAAAGGCTGCGATTTTGTCGTTCGCCGCGCCGAGGGCCGTCTTGGTTTCCTTGTGGGCATTGCGTTCGGCTTCAAGCGCACGCTTCAGCGGCCCGTTATCTTCAGGCGCAGGCAAGCCGGTTACGTCAAGGACGAATTCGCCGTCTTTGTCGCCTGCGATATATTCGGACTTCATTTCGTCCGAAAGGGCGTCGTACTGCGCTTTTGTCAGCTTGAAGCGGATTGCCATTTTGCGTTTGTCCTTCCTTAAAGCCCAATCAGGGCGGATTTCCTGCCGTATTCGGCGAGCGATACCGGCGAAGATCGGTCATAAACCGAACCCCGCCGCCCGTCTAGCGCGTCGGCAACGAATTCTTCAGGTTGTCCCCTAACCCATACTTCGAAGCTGTCGGACGTCTTCGGGTCGCCTATGCGAACGGGAACGATCGTCGACCGACAATTGACGTGCGCAGGGGGCACGGGGCCGCGCCCGTATGCGAAACGCTTACCGTCGCGCGATTGGCAAATCTTCGTTGTCCGGTCGTCAAGTACCGAAACCCATTCGTAAAAGCCCGCAACCTTCTCGCCCAACGCTTCGTTTACTTGGTTCGCCAAATGCTGAAGAACGGTATTCGTTGCGGCGGTTGCTTGGGCGTTCAGTTGCCTAAGTGCGCCTTGCGCTCTAGGGGAATTCGGGTTTCCTATAATCGCTTCGATCAAGTCCGATCGCTTCGCGTGTTGCGCGTAATTCTGCAATACCAAGCGTTCAAGTTTCACGTAAAACGAAGGCAGTAACGCCGAGAGGAAGGGCAGCGCGAGCGTACCCGTGGCAGCCATCGGAGCGCCTATGGCAAGTGCCCACAAATGGCCGTCGTCGGGTTCTTGGGCAAGCGTGTCGCCGTTGGGGGCGTTTCTGCGGTACAGCCCGCCGAGAAGCCCTAGATCGATCTTGACGAAGCGTTGAAGCCAATCGATCAACGCGGTTAGGTACGGATCGAAGATCGTCTTCGCGATCGTCCGAAGGTCGACGATAAGCTTCTTCAGCGCGGTTCGCGTCGCGTTGCCTAAGTCTTCCCATTCGAAGCCGGAAAGCCGGTGCGCGAGTTGCGTCCGAAGCTTCGAAAGCACGTCGGCGAATTCCAAACCCTTGGACGCTTTAAGCCCTTCGATATAGATTTGCCGACGTACGACGATATCGAAAAGTTCAGCCATAAACCAATCGCAGTCTTTGTTTGCCGTTGTAAAATTCAGCAATTCCAGCTTCGACAAGCTTTTTAACGGTTCCGTAAGTGAACGGTCCAGTTTCGCCTTGCGCTAGGAAAAAGCGCCCGCCCTTCTTCGACTTCGCAACGGCACAATCGCCGCCATGATCGCGAAGCCATTTCAACGCGGCTTGTTCAGCCTTGCCCATTAGTTGCCCCTGGGGGAGCGTTGTTCGGATCATTACCGCCCGTCGCCGCGTGCAAGGCTGCGGCTTCCGCCGTCGCTTGGGCCATGCGCTTTGCGTCTTCGGCTGCCGCTGTGCTTTCGAATGCAGCATCGTCAAGCGTTGCGATGCCAGCCCGGCGAAGGTTCGAACGGTATTCTTCGGTAACGATCCCGCCCGCCTGCCATTCAGCGAGAAGCGTTTTGCGTTCTTCGGGCGTAAGGTTCACAAGGTCGAATTCGGTATTCAAATCGAATTCGATAGCGTTTTCGTCGGCGCCTGCGAAACGGGCGGCCCATGTAAGCCCGAACTTGAATGCCGCGCCGACGTTCGTTGCAACGGTCGACAAAATCGACGTTTCCGAAACGTTGTCAATATTCGCTTCAGTTGCCGTGCGTTGGACTTGCGAGCCTTCGACAAGCTTCGCCCCAAGCGCGAGCATCTGCGCTTCTTTTTGGTCCATGGCTTCTTTTGCCATAGTGTTGGGCTGAACCTGAAGCAAACCGGCGGACGAATTCGCAGGCAGCGGGATAACCGATCGCGAGCCAAGCGCGACGGTTCCGCCCATTACGTTTTTAACCCATTCTTCGGTGAGCCCGCCGAACCATGCCGTAGGCTGCCCAAGCATATAAACGGCTTCTTCGTAATCCGCCGAATTGCGATAATGCGCGATATTGACGCTGCAAAGATCGTACATCGGCATGGGGCCCGGCGTCGGTTCGTTGTTGACGGCGCCGATAAACGTAAAGGGGATTTCGCGAAGACGCGAGCCTGTCGCATCTGTCGGAAAGTACGTTTCGTCGGGTTTCGTACCGTTGCGGTTACGGTAAATCTCAATTATGTATTCGTCGGTTACGGGATCAAGGCGCAACACGCGCCATTGATCGATTGTTTTCGTTTCGAAACCGTCATCGGAAACTATTGCGTCTTCGCGAAAGACGACAAGCGAAAGAATGATCTTCGCGCCGCGCTTCTTTACGCGCCAGTTGATCCCGTCGGACGGCGCAACGATCTTCAGCACGGGCCGGACTTCGCCGCTTTCAAGCTGCGCAACCGTTGCCGCCGGGGCAACGTCTTCGGTTTGGGCGGCAGGATCGGCGCCAGGGTCGACCGGGGCGAGAACCGACGGATAGTCGACGTACAGCCCGCAACGCCCATGCGACACGCCGAAGCCGCAAGCCTGTTGCGCGAGTTGCGCTAGCGGAACGCCGCTTCCGGTTGCGTCAGTTATGACGTTATCGAGCAATTGCGGAACTTCAATCGTCGGATCGCGAAGGAAGACTTGCCCGACCATGCCGCCTAGGGTTCGCTGCGCAACGTTATAGAATACAGCGCGCGTCAAATACGATTGATAGCGCGTAACGTTGTCCGGCGTATTGCCTTCAGGACGAGGCAAATACTTTTCGCGACGGTGCTTAACTCGCGCTTCGCCCGCTAGACAGTCGGAAATCTGTTCGTACGACGACAACAGGGCTTTAACCTGGGGGTGTACGAATGCGACGTTTGCCATAAGAGCCCCTATGTTGCCCAACTCGATTTAAGCTTTTTCGCAAGCCGGTTTGCGCCCTTCAGGACGCGATAACGCACCATGTCATATGCATGATCCTCGGCTTCCGTGTCAACGTCATCGGGATTATCTTCGTCGCGCGGAAGTGTGGGCAAAGTTGCGATCGTTGCCCGGCAATTGTCCATAAAGAACAAGCCCGGTTCTTCCTTGGCTTTCATCGAAGCTTCAAGCCGATCGCGGATAAGCTGAAGCCCGTTTTTGCGGGAACCGGGGGATTTGTCGGACCTTTCCCAACGAACGCCGTTGTCGCTGAACTTCTTTTCGATCGTGTCAACGTCGCTTTCGCGTACGTCGCGAATTTGATTGTCCGCCGGACCGGGCCATGGTTGTTCTTCAATCCAACCTTCGGCCAAAAGCTTTATTTCGTACTCGCGAATACGCTCCGCAACCGAAGGGGCGGAAAGCCGCAAGCCCACATTAGAACCGATCTTCTCGGCTAGGTACAATTCGCCGATTTGAATAAGCGTGCCAGCGGGCGGGGCGAAAGGAACCGACGAACCGTCGTCGTATTCAATTGTTGCTTCCTCGCCGTTGGCTTCGGCCCACCATCCGACCGAACAAGGATGCGACGAACCCCAATCAAGCGAACGGTCGACGCGCCAAGTTTCGGGAATAGCGAACCTAGGGAGGATGTGGATATGCTTGCGCCAAACGTCGTCAATCGCGCCGCCTGCGACAATATCCCAATCGCCTTCAAGCCAAGCGGCCCGCTTGTTCGGGTCGCTTATGCTTTCGAGTTCGGCGACGTATAGCGGATCAAGATAAGGGTTTTCCTTATAGGAACCGAAGATCGCAACTTGCTTTCGCCGAACGACTATATCAAGCTTCGTACGCGGATCAAATACCTTGACTTCGGTAATGAACACGCGCCCGACGGGGGCAACGTCAATAAACTTGGCTTTAACCCAATTGTGCCCCGGCCCGTAAGGGTTCGTCGTCGAAAAGACTTCAAGCGGGATCGGCGGCAAATTCCAGCATCGCCGTTCGTGGTCGTAAACGCCGTCCTTCTCTTGTGTCCAAGACGAACGGTTGCAACTCATCATCGCATCGTAAGCATTCGAATTCGGATACTTACAAAGTTCGTTCCAACCAATGAAAGGGAATTCCTGCCCGTGGTAATTCCAATAATCGTCCGCCTTCAGGAATTGGCGAAACATAAGTTCTTCGCCAGTATCCCAAACCCATTTATAATCGCCCTTGCTTTCAAGGAACTTGCAACGGTCGCCGAATATCTTTTTAAAGATACGCTTCGACTTAATGATAAGGTCGTCTAGGTTCTTATACTTACGATCGAAGATCACGCCGCGCCAATATGAACCGTAACCGACGCCGACGTTCTTCGCGAAGCGCGTAAGCTGGCAATCGGTCTTACCTGGGCCGCGCGTGCCGTGATAAAGGATATGGTTCGCGTTCGTCCGAAGCGCGAATTCCTGCGACGTGCCGGGAAGAAACGCCCAACCGTCTTCGTATGTAACGCCTTCAGGCGGCAGCGGGTCGGCTTGATTTCGCATCGGCAATCAGCGCGGTTTGTTGCGCATAAAAGCGCCGATCAAAGTCTTCGTCATCTTCGGGCGTCACGTCGCGAGCGGGAACGCGAAGCACGTTCACAACGCGGTTATCTTGCGCAATCGTGACGCTAGTTCCGCCCTTCTTAATCTCGCCTTCGGCTTCAAGGTAAAGCTTGTAAAGCGCAGCCTTGTCCTTCGCGTCGGTTGCGCTTCGCGCTTCCTGCAAGATTTCGAGTTTGACAACGGAAACGTCGGGCAGCACGCTTTCCGCTTCGCCGCTTTCGCGAATGCGTGAAATTTCTTCCTGAACTAGCGGATCGGAAAGCCAAGCCTGCGCTTGCATCGCGCGCCCGTAATTATCCGGTCCTTCGAAGACTTGGTATCCGGCGGTAAGCTTCGCGTTCGGGTTACGCGCAACAATTCGCGCGTATTTCAGCTTCAATTGCAATTCGTCTTCGTCGTCGAAGATCGGGGGAGGAATGCGTGCCCAAGACATAAGGGCGACGTTAACCGATCCCTTTACGAAGGTCTAGCCTGTTGCCCACAATAGGCGGCTTTTCGTCGGGCATCGGGATTGCGCAAACGGCGGACAAGATTTCGCGCAAAAGCCGGACGGTGCCGGGCTTTTCAGGATCAAGCCGAAAAGCGGCTTCGATCGTGCTTGCGTATTCCATTTCACTTGTCGACTTCGGACCGCTTCAGCGCATCGGCTCGCCATTGACGAACCCCGTCGACCTGGGCCGCGCAATCGTTGCGTTGACGGCGAGCGCGGTTCAGTTCGTCGGCAAGATCGCCGTTCGTCGGCACGTCCCCGTTGCTGCGGTCGCACGGCGCCACAAGGGCCGCGTCGGGCAAATCAGCGGGGCGGCTCGCGTACTTCACCGGGGGCGGCAAGCGCGGCCCGCACGCTGTCAGGAACAGGGGTGTCAGCCCAAGAGCGAACTTTCGGATCATTGCGCGCCTCTTTCAATAGAACCGTCGTCCGATCGAATAACGCCCGGTTTGCAGCAAGCTTCTTCGCGATTTCGTCGGCAATTGCGTCGTTATCGACACGTTGCGCCCGAATGGCGTCGACCGTCTTCTTTGCTTCCTTGTTCGCTTCGATCGTCGTTTGCAGTTCGATCCCAAGCGCCTTCTTATCGCCTTCGGACTTCGCCAAGTCGCCGCGATACCAAAGGACCGCCGCGACCAATAGGGCGATTGCGATGTATGGCCCGAATTTCAGGACAAGCTTTACATACGCCATTTTATCAGCCCTTCGGCCATGGCGCCGACGATAGCAACGCCGATGCCAAGTACCGCGAAAAGGCAACGGTAAATCGTGTTAACGTCGACCATACAAAACCCCTAGCCCATTGCGGCATACATTCGCTTCGCGAGCGCGCCGCGCGCTTAATCCCTTGCTAACTACGCCGCCCGCGCGATTGTACCAAGTGACCGCTTCGCAGCCCTGGGG